CTCGACTCACCAGATGCGTCTTGCGCGTGTCAAAATCCCGATGATGGGTATGGGTGTGGCTGACTACTCCGACGTGGCTCGGACGTATGAGGTCGTTGCTTCGTGGGACACCACGGTATTCACCTATACCTACTACACGAACAGAGGAACGTCGAGCGAGAGAGCGTATGACGTGACGGTGTACGCCGACGACCCCTGGGACTACGAGGACGGTCAGGACGGCTACATCTATACGATGTGGAACGGCGTGACTTCCGGGAGAGATACCGACTACAACTACGATCTGAACTATTTCACGATCAAGTACAGCGACGAGTCCTATACCAAGTCCTCGACGCAGAGAGCGGTTGTCGGAACGGGCGACTACTCCTACAACGATGCCGGTCGTCACCCGGCTCGGTACTACGGTCACGTCTGCAAGGGCGTGTATTACCGGCTCGGTGCGACCCGCAAGACCATCCACATCATTCCTCTGAGCAACCCCGCGTCGTTCAGCACAATCCGCATTATCTCCGACGACTCGCCTGACTACATTGACAATCTGCTTCGTGTCTGTCCGCACGAGGGCGGTGTCTATTACGTCATTTATCACTATCTCTCGACGGGAACCGAGTGGAACAACGGTATTCTGTACCCCGATGGTGTGTATCTCACTCTTGAAATCCCCGGCGAGAACAATAACGGAACGAACAACTGGTGGCCTTATATGACCGACTGTGCCGACGATCTCATAATGTTTACCGCGACGGCGTGGTACACGTCTTCGTATAACCACAACATCGGTCGAGACTGGGTGACAAACTACCTCGGCACGATCAACAACCTGTCCTCGGCTGTCACCAAGACCGCCGCGCAGACTATGAAGATCGTTTACACGCTGACCGACGTGGACGAGTAACGGGAGGGTGGTGACACATGAGCGTTAGATACGCTGACTCCGGGCAAGGGTGGGTTGTAGACGAGCGGTTCTACAAGTTCGCCCCCAGCCATATCTCCACCGTGAGCGGTAGGCAATACTACACGCTCAGTACCGGCTCCGTGATCTTCTGTACGGTCTATATGTCCGCGACAGGATGGACAGGCCCGGTTGTGATCTCCACCAAGCGAGAGCTTGCGGCCTATGACCCCGGTGGTATCGTCAGCCAGGGCAGCTTTGACTACCTCGGCTTCACATGGTACATCACCGCGTTCGGTTACTGGTTCAGCGGCAATCAGGCCGACACGAGCGGCATTTCTCAAAAGCTCGAACTGGAAGAAGCCACCTATGATGCGGTCGGCAAGGCCATCCTGATCGCGGCAAGCGTCCTTCCCGCCGACTACGCCGAGACGACCACAACGAAAATCTACTACAACGGCAACAGCAAGGTCATTCGCCGTCTGTGCCAGATCATCAATAACGTGGCGAAGCTCGGCACGACGCACACCACCGCTTTCTATGGCGACCTCGGCATGACGGCCTACGAACACTCGCAGCGCGTCAGCGGGAACCCGCATAATGTCTCTCTCGCCGAGCTGGGAATTGAGAACGTCCCCCGGCAGATTACGATGATCTTGGACACCATCGGCTCTCTCGATCAATGGATATGTCACGGCGACAGGGCTGAGTTCATCGACCACGAGGGAGATCAGCTTGTGTTCGTGAGCGGTTCCAATCTGCTTGCGTGGCATTAAAGGAGGAACATCACTATGGCAACAAAGTATATTTCCGATCTTTCGTCTGTCTCGACTCTCGCTGATGCTGATGTATTCGTGATCGACGACGGCGAACACAACTACAAAATCCCGTGGAGTGCGCTGAAAGCCCTGCTGAAAACCGTGGCTCAGTTCACGGTTGACAACGCGGCGGGGACTATCACGATCACGACGGCAGACGGCAGCGTGTTTACGGTCACACCCCATGACCCGACGAAACAGGGCGTTCTCACCTTCGACGACACGCCGACCGCTGGCTCCAACAATCCCGTCAAGTCGAGCGGTATCAAGGCGGCTCTCGACTTGAAGCTGAACAGCGCGGACTACAAGCTGTTCACCGCTCCGTCTGGCGAGACTCCCGGTACATCGGGTATCGTCCCCGCTCCCGCCGCAAGCGGCAAGTATCTGTCCTCTGACGGCGCGTGGGAAACCCCTGATGCGGCTCCCACGGCTGGCAGTAACAAACTCATTACGTCGGATGCTGTTAAACAGGCACTCGACAACATTGAGATCGACGTGGACGACGCTATGTCCGATAGCTCGACAAACCCTGTTCAGAACAAGGTCGTGAGCGCGGCAATGAAAAGCACGTCCCAAGCGAAGAAAGCATATCACCTTGGCTTGTACCTCGATGCTGACGGTGATCTTTGCTATGACTACGATTAAGGAGGAAAAACACTATGCCTAAAATGCTCAACAACGACGTGTACCAGACAGAGGAAGCAAAGACCCGTCAGACGCTCCGTGAAATCCGGGACGCGCTCGGCGGGAGCGAGAAAGGAACCATCTTCGGCTTCCACATCGACAGTTCGGAGTCTGACCCCGCTGCTGCCGTCACCTACCTCGCAGATGCGGTCGGCATGACTCCCGCGCACATGGACTTCACCAACGGGAAGTTCCTGTGGGGAAGCTGGCGCGATGCTTTCTTCCACCCGCGTCCGTGTATGCTCAAATACGACGGAACCGTGGACTACTACCTCGACCCGGACAACTACGCGAAGAAGTGGGACGGCTCCGCTTCCGACGTGGCTGACGACACCTACGGCGGCAACGCTATGATGGAGTGGGGTCAGGGCGGCAAGAAAATCTGGTACAAGATCGTCCCGGACACGGACGACAACACCAGCGCGTCGGTGTATATCGCCGACTACCAGGTTGACGAGGACTACCATGCGTGGAGCTTCATCAACAATCAGGGTATTCTCGTCGATCACTTCTACACCCCGATCTACAACGGCTCACTCGACAGCAACGGCAAGCTGCGGTCGATCAGCGGCAAGACCTACTCCGCTCTGTGCCAGGGTAAGACTTCCGCTCAGGAGGTTGCCGCTGCCGAGCTGAACAACCCGTCCACCGACAAGCTGTGGTACACCGAGGTCTACGCTGACGTGACGATCATCAACCTTCTGCTTATCCTGATGGCGAAGTCCCTGGATATGCAGACGGCGTTCGGTACAGGCCGTTGCGGTCAAAGTTCTGCCGCGTCGAGTATGCTCGGTACGGGTACGCTGGACGACAAGGGGCAGTTCTTCGGCTACTCTGCGAACACCGGCGCGGTCAAGGTCTTCGGCATGGAGAACTGGTGGGGCAATCAATGGAGACGCTATGCGGGTCACATTATGAACAACTATGTTCAAAAGTACAAAATGACCCGTGGTCGTCAGGACGGCTCCACCGCCGACGATTACAGCCAGTCCAGTACGGCGGCTGATTACAGCGGCTATCTCACCGGCGCGACCGGCCCTTCCACCAACGACTTCGCCAAGAAGATGCAGTTTGACGAAAACGGCTTCCAGACCTCCGAGGTTGGCGGCACGTCCGCTACCTATTGGTGCGACTACTGGTATCAGTATAGCGGATTTCGTTACGCGGTCCGGGGTGGGTCTTGCGGCACTTCTGCGGGTTCTGTCGGAGCGTTCTTTGTCGCCCTGGACAGCACTCCTCCGTACGCGGCCTGGACCATCGGCGCGGCGCCTTCTTGCAAACCGCTTTCGTGAGAGGGGGTAGCCGCGAAGCGGCGAATGGGGGAGATGCTTCTCCCCCTCCACGGTGGTACACGAATTGAATAAAACGACGGGGTTACGAAGCGCGACTGACCGCGATCCGGGGTGGGAATTGCAACAATTTCATGGGCTTCCGCTTCTACCGCGACCGAACCACCCTCCGCAAATCCATCATGTTCAAGGCGACCCGTAAGGCTCGTCACATTGCGAAGAAGGTGTGGAAGACGGTTCACGACTGTCGGCAGATGCTTTCTTATCTCGGCTGGCTGGATTGTACGGACACCTACGCCATGTACAAGAGGTTCATCAAACCCTACGTCAGCTTTCAATATCTCAAACGGCGCGTGAGCGCATATCAAAATCGCATCAACAAGGAGGAAAAGCTATGTGGTATGAGGTCGAAAACGGCAACCTTGCCCGTCCCAGCGACATAGACACGACCAGCAGCCGTGCCTATGTGTACGTCCGCAGGAATATCACCGTTGTGGAGGAAGTCGTAGAGGAAGGGGAGGTCATTACCCCCGCTCACTACAAGTGGGAGGAAATGAAAATTCCCCGCGAAATGTGGGAGGTCTGTGAGAAGGTCATGGATCACGATTCGGCTCTTGACGACGTGTACGAAGCTCTGACTGAGCTGGCTGAAATGATCGTGGAGGAATAAAGCTATGGCAAAGATTTATTTTCGTCGCTACAAGGAGCGTATCGGCTCCGGGGAAATCACGGTTGCTCAGGCAATCGAGCTGGCGAGGACGGAGGTTCCCGTCAAGTGGCGGGAGGCGGTGATTGCCTTGCTTGAAGAATTGGAGGTTAACTGATCGAGCGACGCATCAACGCTAAGTTATCTTAAAGGTTTCTTTAACACACATCACAGGGAGGGAAAACCATGTACTATGTCTGCAAGCCCAAACGAATATCCATCTACGTCAACACCGGGCGCAAGGCCATGTCGGTCATTCAGAAGGAGCTTGGCTGTGATGTCATAATCAACGGCGGCATCTACAACATGAGCACGTTTGTGCCGTACTGCTGGCTGAAAGCTGACGGCAAGCTGCTGGCATCTGACCATTACACCTACTTCGGCTACGGCTGGAACGCCTATAACATGGTGATGGATTCCTCCGTCAACATCGGGAGGTACAGCAACTTCATCGCCTGTGTGGCGCTGCTGAAAGACGGGCAGAAGCTTGACCTCATCTATGATACGGCTATGGGCGGCAGACGGGGCAGGTCGGCTATCGGTGTTCGCGCTGACGGAAACGTCGTGGTGTGGTGTACACAGGACGGCGCTTATGCGCTGACCCCTGAGCAGTTGCAGGAGGAAATGCAGAATCTTGGCTGTGTGTCTGCGCTGATGTTAGACGGCGGCGGCAGCAGTCAGTGCATCATGCCGAATGGGTCGATTTCTTCTTCGCGTATTGTGCAGAATTTCATTTGCATATGGACTGCAAAAGAAGAACAAGTGCCGACTTGTTCCTACGGCACGAAAGCCGAATGTCAGTACCGCCCCCCGTGCGGGTATTGTGCCAAGCAATATAAGATGTGTCCATTGATCGGAGCGTGACATGAAATACATAGATGTATCTGAATGGCAAGGGGATATTAACTACGACAAACTCAAAGGATGCGTAGACGGGGTTATCATCCGCGCCGGATATGGCAAGGGGAGCAAGGACAAGAAGTTTGAGCGCAACGTCCAAATGTGCAACCTCTATGGCATCCCGTGTGGGGCGTACTGGTTTAGCTACGCAAAGAGCGTTGACGAAGCGAAACTTGAAGCGGCGTATCTGCTTGATGCTGTCAAGCCGTATAAGATGGAGTTGCCCCTTGCTTTCGACTTTGAGTACGATTCCGTCACCAACGCAGAAAAATCCGGCGTGACCGTAGACAAGCGCCTTGTGACAAACATGGTACGCGCTTTCTGCGATGCTATTGAAGCGGCGGGATATTGGGCGCTGAATTACGCAAATCCCGATTTCCTGTCTCGTTATCTTGACCCTCTTGTGCCGGAGCGGTACGGCTTGTGGCTTGCACAGTGGATGGACAAAACGGATCATAGCAAGCCCCCGCGCCAATGCTCTATCTGGCAATGGGGAACAAGCTCCGTGCCAGGAGTAAACGGTACGGTAGATACCAACACAAGCTACATCGACTTTGCCAATGTCATCCGAGAAAAAGGTCTAAACAATTTGTTCAAACCAAAGGACGAAAAAGCCGAGGCAGTAGCGTGGGCGATGGAAAACGGCATCTCCGGCAGCGAGGACATTGCACTCGCACTCTGGCAGTATCATAAGGCATTTGGAAAATAATGTAGTTTGCATTTTGGTTTGCATTTTGTAGAAAAAATATGTGTTTTCAAGGGTAAAATTAGTTCTCAAAACGTAAACTAAATGCAAACTAACCGTACCCGCAAAGCATTGATAAATAAGAAAAACCCTGTACTTTCAATGGGTACAGGGTTTCTTTGTCATGGTGCCGGTGGTGGGACTCGAACATACTGCAAAAACGCTAAACCCGTTGCGGCGCAATGGTTTCAGAAATCGGTTTGCATTTTAGTTTACGTTTTTTCAAAGAAGTTTGCAAACTTGTTCTTTGCGGAGAGCATTTCTTGTTCTCCGATGTGCGTATAAATCTTCTGCATTGTGGCGAGATCGTCCCAACCCCCAAGGAGCATCATTTCATTTATCGGAACGCCGAGAGAGTGTCCGAGAGAGGCGAAAGAGTGGCGGCAACCGTGAGCGCCTATTGTGGGTATGTCTGCTACACGGCATAGGCGATTGATGCGGTTGTATATATCTGACACATGACAAGTGCATACTGCGCCGGAGCGTTTCGACACGGGAACGGCAGAGAGGGCGGCTGACAACTCTGGAATCATAATCGGGATTTGTCGGTTGCCTTTCTTTGTCTTTGCCGTGTCTTTTCTCACCCATTCCTTTTTGTCGTTGCGGACAAGAACATGGTGGATGTTGATGCGGTTGTTCTTCAGGTCTACGTCCTCCCATGTTAGCCCCGCTATCTCACCCCTACGCAAGCCTTGGAGGGCAAGCATAACGGGTATTGCGCTTTCATCGTTCTTTGCAACCGCTATCAGCTTTTGTACCTCATCGGGTACAAGATACGGACGGGTGGAGGAAATGGGCGCGGGAAGTTTTACATCGGGTATAGGCAGCTTTGCGTCACGGATGGCAGAACAAAGGAAAGACCACTCGTTTCTCACCGTCTTTGGCTTGTACTTAGATATTTCCGCATCAACTACTTTTTGCCAGTCTTTAATATCGTCATATTGCTTATCAATATAGTCATTAAAGCGGTGTTTGATTATTTGATCGTAGCCGTAGAGCGTAGACGGGGAGAGTGTGGCGCGGTATCGGTCAATGTACGATTGCATAAGCTGGCGCAGCGTCTTGTCTTTGCTGTCGCTTATTTTGGGGCTGTTATTTGCCCTGTGTTCCGCTTTTATTAGTTCAGCCGCACGGGTACATTCCTTTGCGGTGGAACGGGTTATAGAGTGTCCTACGCCGCCCAGACGAAGATAGATATAATAGTTGCCGCTTTTTAGTTTCTTTGGCTTTGGTATTTTCATAATTGCACCCAACACATTTTTCAATGGATAAACGTGTGCTTTTTCACACATTTTCAATAGTTGTTATGTCTTTGCATCCATAAAGGTCATCGTTTGCCATGTGTGCATACTCATGCCGCATGGCTTTTTTCTGCGCGTGAACGGATGCCCTGGCGTTGAGATAGACCGAGTATGTTCCGTCCGAGTTGAGTAAGACAAATCCAACACGGTTTACACCCTTGGGGAAGTCAATCACACGCACAAAGTAGTCTGCGCCCTCGATCACTAAGCATCACCCTTTAACGATTTGATAAACTCTGTTGTTCTGCGGATTTCATCGTCCGTCATGTTCTTTGTTACGGCAAGCAACGCTCTTTCAGAATCCCGCAGTTCTTGGAGCATTTGAATCTTATCAAAGATATTGTCCGATTGTTGGGACAGTTTGAAAGAAGTTCCTAAAACTGCATCAATTTTTGTGAGAGCATCAAGCGACGGTTGTGATCTGCCCGTATTCCAATAAGAAAACGCCGCGCTTGATATACCTGTGAGAGCATAAAAGTCTTTCTTTTTCATGCCGAGTTCCGATAGCCGCATTTCTATCTGACGCACTAATTCTTTCCCGTCCATAAAAATTTTCTCCTTTTCGCTAAAAATGTGTTGACAAACTCTCACAGTAGTGCTATCTTAGTTAGCAGATATGGGAGACAACAAAAACACAAGCCCCCATTTCTGCGGGTTAGGTTAGCGTGTGAGTTTGTGAGTGCAAGACAATACTAACACGTTTTCCTAACCTAAGTCAAGAAAAAACTTAGGAAAGGAAGATGCTAATGCCGAGGACAAGAGGCGATCCCCCGCATCCCATGACGCAACTGCTACGGGGCTATTCTATCAACGGAAATGTTCTTGCCCCGGTTATCAAGTCAAGCCCCGCTACGGCGCGAAAGAAAATTGCTTATCCGCAATACTTGACCGTTGGCGACTTGATTGCGATTAACCGCAAGTGGGCGATACCGATTGATGATCTGCGGAGGTGTGTTTGCTGATGTGCGTACTAACTAATAAAAAACCGAAACACGCCTTACCAAAGTACGATATGCCTTACAATCAGCGAATCTTAAATTACAACTTGGAAAAGCAGAGTGCGCTGAGTTTGGCGAGTACGCCGGAAGAAGCAGACCGCATCATTCGGTATCTCCGCAGAAAGTGGGGTATCTGATGCACTACGTTTGCAACCGATGTAACAAGGTATTCAGTGGGGATGAAGCCGCAACAGAAACTTTCCGGCACGACGAAGTACGCCCCACGTTCACAGAAAACTTTATCGTATGTCCAAGCTGCCTGTCAGCCGATTATGACGATGCTGCATATTGCTATAAATGCCATAATCCTATGCGTTATAGCGACTTAAAGGGCGGCTATTGCTGCAAGGACTGTCTACGGGAGATCACGACAACACATTTGATGTGGCTTTACATCAAAGAGGACTTGGACAGCTTTGCAGAATGGCTGCATGAACGCCGAGCGAGGTACAAAGCCGATGAACAAGACGAAAAAGACCGGGAGCATCTCTAACCCGCGCAAGATTCCACGGACGCAAGCGGACGTTGACAAGGCGTACAAGCGGGGCATGAACGACGGATTGCAAGGCGCGCTGACAATCATGCTCTACACGCTCAAAGACAAGTTTGGGTCAGACGATGCAGACCTAAAAGAGTTTGCGGATGCGTTCAACTACACAGTTGACGGTATCAACAAGGGGTATGTGTCCGAGAAAGACTTGCAAAGCGTTATCCGTGACGAATACGGCACGACTGTCATAATGAAGTGAAAGGAGAAATCATGACGAAAGCAGAGTTTAGGCGCAGAGTTGTCCGCGTGATCGAGCTAACTATTACTTACTCCGTTGCCATGATGATTATTTCCGGGGGATGCATCGTTGTCGCGTTTTTCGTCAGCGGTTGCCTCAAACTCTTGGGGGTGTCGTATTGAATCCTCCGCGTAATATGCCTTACGGTTTTGAACAGGACGCAAGCACATTATGTCAACTTGACTTGATGAAGAAATACCGTTGTACGCAGAAACAAGTACACCGTTGGCGCGTAGAGCTTGGAGTTGACACAATGCGGCGGCATCGCGTCCCGGTTGCTCAGCTTGACCGCAACACCGAAGAAATCATAGCAAGGTACAAAAGTCTTTTGGACGCTGCCAAGGCTGTTGACGGCGATTATCAAAACATCAACAAGGCCGCAAAGGGCGTTTACAAACAGGCATGCGGATTTAAGTGGAGGTTTGACATTGCAAACTGATTATTTTAAGGAAAGCATGACGTTTGAGAGAGCATCAAGCGAGTGCAACGAAATTATTCTGCGGCTTGGTCGTAAGCGAAACCGGGCAGAAGAAGCAGCACGAATGAACGGCGAAGCGCCGTCGGATCATTACGACCTGGTTATCAATGAAATCAAGCAAATCAAGCACAAGTTTGACAGCGCCGCCAACGATTATTACCAGATGCACAAGAGCCAAAATAAACCGCTCAATGAAAACGGTTGCTACAATCTGTTGATTGCGATTGTAAAGTCTTGGGCAGAGGATTACGAAAAAGCCCTGTCGAGCCGGGACGAAAACAAGATTGATTACCTCAGAACAGAAGCGGACAACCTTGCGCGAGATACCACCGTCAAGCGCATTGAGCGGACGCACAAGGAATTTGTGCAGACGGCACACGACAGGCTGTTTGAGATCGTGGAGGACAGTGCAAAAGCGTTGAAGCGCACAGACGGCAGAGGGTACGACCACAACGACTTTGACGGAAATCATATGCGTAACCGCTGCCCCCTGTGCGGCGGTGGAATGTATGCCAAACGCATGAAGTCCGACCTCTATCTTGTCTGTTGTTCCAGGTGCTATCTGTCCGAAATCGTAAAGGTGGGACAGTAATGCGTCATAACCATGAGTGGGAATTGCGCGGTGCAATTCTGTGCATTGGACTTGTGGTGATCCTTTATTTGTGGGTGTGGTTGCATGGATAATACGGAAATCTACGCCAACAACGTCTATGACGAGTGCGAAATTCACGAAAATTGCACCGTGGAAATATGGAAGAACAGCGCAACAGGCGAAATCAGCATAGGGTGGTACGAAAATGGCAACACGGAAACTGAATGAGGACGACGCACTTGTCATTCGCGCCTATGCGGACGGAAACATGAACTGCAACACGGCGGCAAAGCTGTCACATTTCAGCAAGACCGCCATATACGACCATCTGGACAAGGTGCATATCCTAACTGGCAAAAACCCGCGCAACTTTTATGAGTTGCAGGAACTATTAAAAATGTTTGAGAAAGGAGATAGCTAATGCCTATCATCAAACCCACGGAGATGAACTTCTCCAACAAGAACATCATTATGATTGTCAGCGGACTCCCCGGAACGGGCAAAACCACGCTGGCACTCTCCGCGCCGGACGTTCTGCTCATCGACACGGACGAGGGAATGGCGCGTGTCAACCCCGCCCATCGCAAGGATGCGTCCATCTGCAAGACCTACGAAGAAGTCCTTACCGACATTAAGGCGGCAGAGGGGACGTACAAGACCATCGTAATCGACACTTGCGGCGCACTCATTGAGTATATGAAAGATTGGGCGATGCGTACCGACCCCAAGGCAAGCAAGAAAGACGGCGGTTTTTCCCTCCAGGGGTACGGCACGATCAAGTCCGAGTTTGTGCGCCTGTCTGCGGAACTTCGCAAAAAATTTAATGTCATCTATCTGTTCCATGAGAACATGACGAAGAACGGTGACGAGGGCGTGTTCTATGAACTCGTTGTCGAGGGCGCAACCCGTACCCTTGTCTATCAACCCGCCGACCTTGCCGCGCATCTGTTCATTCAGAACGGCAGACGCTACCTTGGCTTTACCCCCACGGAGCAGTATTCCGCAAAAGCCGCATACGGCATCAAGGGGCTTGTCGAAGTGCCGGAACTCAAAGACGGTGAACCTAACGATTTCCTCACCAAGCTGTTTGCCAAGGTGCGTGACAACCTCAACGCCGAGAGCAAGGCGCTTGCCCCTGAGAAAGCCAAGTACGATGCGGCGATTGCCGAGGCGAAACGCGCCTGTGAAGCGGTGAACAAGCCGGAGGATGTTGCCCCGGCAGCGCAATTCATCAAGTCGCTTGAACACGCGCTGACCTCTGAAAAGGAGGCAACCGCTATGCTTAAAGCGCGGCTTGCCGAGTTGGGAATCGTGTGGAACAAGACCACCAAGGTTTATGAATACAAAGCCTAAAGTCCGTGTGACGAAATCCCTGTTGGACGGTTGGCTGTGGTCATACAAGCGGGATAACGGGTGGGAAGATTTTCTGACCACCCTCAACCGTAAACCGTTTGTGCAGACACAGGCGATGCTTGACGGTACGCGCTTTGAGAACGTGCTGAACAACACGCTTGATGGTGTACCGATTCCTACGGATCACGAATGGCACAACGTCATCACGGAAATGGCTGCGGAGTTGAACGGCGCACAACAGCAAGTCAACATCTTTGCCGACACAGGGATTGAGTATGGTGGATACAAGATTCTGCTCCACGGTGTGCTTGACTATCTCGTTGCCGGTCACATCTACGATTGCAAGTTCACAAAGAACTACCATCTGAACAAATACTTTTGGGAGGACACCACGCAGACGGCCTTGTACCTTGCGCTTGTGCCGGAGGCAAGAGACTTTACCTACATCATCAGCGATGGCAAGTACGTCTACCGCGAGAGATACCCACGGGAGATTGTGCCGCCGATTGAGAATACTGTTATTCAATTCTGCAAGTTTTTGGAGAGGCAAAACCTTATCAATACTTTCTTTGAGAAATGGAGGATAAACAGCTAATGGGAGCATGGGATGATTACCAGCGCGAGGAGCGCGAGGAATCAGCAAAGGTCACGGGGCGACTGCGTTGCGTCATCGTGGATGTGGAGGAAACGGAGAGCAAGACGAGCGGCTTGCCGATGATTATCGTTTCCGTCCGTCCGTCCGGCACGGTGTTCAAGGTCAAGTCCTACATCGTGAAGAACGAGCATTTCAACCGCAACATGACGCAGTTCTTTGATGCGTTCCCGGAGATTGGGGACGGCAACTTCAACTTCATTGAGTGGATCGGCTGCGAGGGCGCGGCAATGTTCGACCTTGATGACCGGGGCTATATGAAAGTGAAATACTGGATTGATGCCGTCCGTGCAGAAATTCTCCCGCCGTTTGAGGGTGACAAGCCGGAGAAGCAGACCGTTACCACGCTGACGGAAGATGCCGAGCCGGATGACGGATTGCCGTTCTAATGGTTAAACATTGGACGGACAAACAGCTTGCAGAAGAACTGAAAAAGCTAACCATCATTTGCGACACACGCGAAAACGTCAACGGGCATATCACCAAATACTTTGACGCACATCATATTCCCCACATTGAGCGCAAACTTGATACCGGGGATTATTCCGCACAGCTTGGGGAAATGTCCTTAGAACGGGATATATGCGTTGAGAGAAAGCATAATCTGGATGAGATATGCGGGAACTTCACCACAGAACGCGAACGCTTTGAGCGCGAATTTATGAGGGCAAAGGCATACGGCACAAAGGTCGTGCTGATAGTCGAGAACGCATCTTGGGGCGACATCTTCCTTGGCAACTACCGCTCCAAGGTGCAGCCCAAGTCCCTGTTTGGATCGTTGCTTTCGTGGATGGTGCGGTACAACATAACGGTCACATTCTGCAAGCCGGAGGAAACGGGAAAGATTATTCATGGCGTGTTCTATTACGCCGCAAAGGAGGCGTTGTTGTACGGCAAATATAGTTGACAGCGGAGAACGAACTGAGTTCTCAACGGGTGCTGTTAGAGATATGTCTGACGGCAAGGGCGATATGGTAAGCATCCCGTGGGAGGCAATTCTGCGGCTGTCCAGGCATTACGAAGCGGGTGCGAAGAAGTACAACCGTTTTAACTTCCGCAAGGGCATCTTGCTTTCAAGCTACATTGATAGTGCTTGTCGGCATCTGGCAAAGTACCAGTGTGGGTGTGATGACGAAGATCATCTTGCCGCCGCTGCGTTCAATATCCTTGGCGCTATGCTTGTCGAGGAAAAAACGCCGGAGCTTATCGACTTACCGCTCCGAGAGGGCAGAAACCGTTTCTGCTATTTTGAAGTAGGGAGCAATATTCCTAACGGATAGGCGGTGATGCCTTATCGGAATGGGCGACAAGAAACAGGCATACGCTCCATCCTACGCCCCCGTTCTCTGCAACGTGACGGGAAAGATGTATTCCCCGTGTTGCGTGAAAGAGTGCAAAGAACCGCACGTTCTTGAACGATACGGTATAGGCGGCAAGTGTATGGTGAGTATCTATGTCTGTCAGAAGTGCAAGCACAAGGTTAAGACCCCGTTCTGCGGGGCGTTGGGATGCGGGTATGGATTGGAGCAAAGGGTACAAGAGGGAGAGTAAGGCGAGCTGGGATGACATAGCGGAGGCGATACACGATACCGTCACGATGGGCGAGATCGTCAAGGTGTACGCTCCGTCCCCGCCTCCACGCCACAACCGCATCCCTTGTCCTTTCCATAACGGTAAGGACTACAATCTTTCGTTTATGCCGCATGGATATAAATGTTTCGTGTGCGGAGCAACGGGGGACGCAATCGCTTTTGTTAAGGACTTGCTTGGACTGTCTACAAGGGCTGATGCTATGCGGCGCATTAACCAGGACTTGGGATTGCGCCTCCCGTTGGATGGGGAGGTTGATGCGCGATTCAGTGAAACCGCAATCAACAGACGCAAAGAAGCGCAGGAACGGGAACGGATAAGGCAAGAGTGGTGGACGCAGTACCACGCATGGATGGATGAATGGATAGAGTGCGATAAGGTGAAGCGAACCGCCGAGCCAATGTCCGATGAATGGTGCAGCGCTGTGAAGCGATTGGAATATATCGGCTATTTACTGGACGGATTACCACCAGAACCGAGGTAGGTGATAAGCAATCAAATATCTGTCAGTACAGGACACAAAGGCCGGACTTGAACACGGTGGGAAAAACGACGAAATACTCTGTACCACGGAAAACTTTGTGCGAATCATGTTGCAAGACAGGCAGTATGAGAAAGTCAGATACAACGAGCTTTCCGGCAGAGCAGAAATCCACGATGTGAAAGACGGCAAGGTTGACATAAGAAACTGGAATGACGCAGACGAAGCGTATAGCAGAAACTACATTGAACATCACTACAATTTGTATTCAAAGGATAAGCACTCTGACGCGCTGCGGATTCTGTTCAACGAGCGGCGGTACAATCCAATCATTGACATTGTAGACAACATCAAGTGGGACGGGGAAAACCGCTGTGAACATTTCCTATCCAAATGGGCGCTTGTCGAGGACACACCATACACCCGCGAGGTTTCCCGCCTTATCTTCGCCGGGGGCATCCATCGTCTTTACCACCCCGGAACAAAGGTTGACGATGTGCCTATCTTTATCGGCGTTAAACAGGGTGAGGGCAAGTCCTCCCTTATCCGTTTCCTCGCTATCAATGATATGTACTACGGCGAGATTAACGCCGTGGAGGGGCAACCCGCCATTGAGCAGTTGCAAGGGAAATGGATATGCGAGATCAGCGAACTGCTTGCCTTGACAAAGAACAAAGACCAGGAGAGCGTCAAGGCATACATTACCCGCGCTGTTGATACCTACCGCAAGCCGTGGGACAAGAACGTATCAGACTTGCCACGCAGATGTATCTTCATCGGAACAAGCAACGACAGCAACCCGCTCGTTGATAAGACGGGAAACAGACGCTATTACCCCGTGGAAGTGCATAGCGATGGGTACGCAGTCTACGACCACGAACAAGAGATACGGGAATACATCTTGCAATGTTGGGCAGAAGCAAGGGATAGGATGCGGAAAGGCGAAATGCCGAACTACGCAAACAGGGCGCTTGTCAAGCTCTACCGTGAAGCACAGGAAAACGCCATGCAAGACGATTGGCGGGTAGGTGCTATCACGGCGTTTCTCGACCAAAAGCACCCCGGCGAATACACTTGTGTGCGCGAACTCATGCACCGCGCTCTTTCTCCTAACCCGGACTTCCCCAAAGACCCCACGCTTGCAGAAAGCAAGGACATTGGGCGCATCTTGAACAAGTTGCCGGATTGGGAGCGGGTAAGCGGGTCAAGAAAGATCGGAGCGTATGGAGTACAACGCTGTTGGCGCAAGCTGGGAGAGCAGATTATCGAAGCGCCAGATAAACCGTTTTGGGAGGAATAGTATGGCAAACGAAAAAGGCATTGTGCTGACGCATGATGAAGCGGTGTGTTTGTATAACCATCTGGATTTGAGCATCTTAGGCGAGATTAGAGATTGCGGTGACGATTATGACAACATGGAATATCTTTGCAATCTCACAGAAATTTACAAGAAATGCAAGTCAGAGTTTGAAGCAGACAAGGCACATAGAAACTGCTACATCACTAAGGACGGTGATTCAGACGGCAATTGATAAAGACCTTGTAATCAAGTTGTTCCAAGAGGGCAAAAGCTACCGGGCAATCTGCAAAGCAACAGGCGCAAGTGAAACCTACGTCAAGCAGATTATTTTCAAGGCGCGAAAGAAAGGCATACTTCCTCCGGCTGTGCATCTGACAGAAGAAGAACGGGAAGAACGAGGCACGGACAAGCGGCTTGTGAATGTGGGGCAGACCCCGGAGGAATACGCAGAAAAGGCGTTGGCGCATTGGGAACAATCCCCCGTGGCGGTTGCCATGACGGAGAACAAAGCGGGTATCAACCGTGCGGCGGGTGCGTTTGTAATGGAGTGTATCAAGTTGGGGCAGACGGTAGACAAGCGCGACCCGGAACAACTTATGAACGCCCTATACACCTACGTTGCCCTTTGCACACAAGCGGGTATGCCGATGCTTGTAAAGACCGCTTGCCTTGCTTGTGGGCTGAATAGGCAAGACTTAAACAAGTGGCGCAAGGGAGAACAGAGGGCAAGTGACCCACGATATAAAGAGTTTGCAGAGTTTTTTGAAGCCGTCGTTGGGGCTGGCCTTGAAGCATCGGCGGCATCTGGGGCGGTTGATAGAGTTCTTACCATATGGTGGGAAAAGGCATCGTTTCGTATGTCGGAGAACCACGCGCCTGAGGTCGAGGAACAGAACCCGCTTGGGGAGCGGCTTAGTGGTGAGGACATTATTGCTAAGTATCAGAATTTGCCGGATTGAGAAAGGAGAACATGAACGTATTAGTAGCTTGCGAGGAAAGCCAGGAAGTTTGCAAGGCATTTCGTGCGCGAGGGCATAATGCTTTCTCTTGCGATATTCAAGAGTGCAGCGGTGGGCATCCTGAGTGGCACATCTTGGGTGATGCGCTACTGTCCATCAAGGGGGGGCGGTTGTCCACTATGGACGGACAAACGCATGACGTTGACAAGTGGGATTTGATTATCGCCCATCCACCTTGTACCGACCTTGCCGTAAGTGGCGCACGTTGGTTTCCAGAGAAGCAGAAAGATTTACGTCAGCAGAAAGCTGTTGCGTTCTTCATGCAGATGATTTGTGCGCCAGCGACAAAGGTTGCGGTTGAGAATCCCATCGGCATAATGTCCACCGTTTACCGCAAGCCGGATCAGATTATTCAGCCTTATGAATACGGTCATCCCGTCAGAAAGTCAACTTGCCTTTGGCTTAAAGGACTGCCAAAACTGATTCCTACAAACATTGTGAGCAGCGAGTATGACGAACACGGATTTTCAATCGGTGGTGCTTTGCGTTGGGCGTATGACGAAAACGGCAAGGTCATATCCTGGAACGATCCCCGCACAGCAAAAGCCAGGTCTAAAACCTTTCCCGGCATCGCCCGAGCTATGGCGGAACAGTGGGGTTGATATGCGCCACTACCGAACCCACGGACGCATCATGCGGGTGTTTCGTTGCCCCCGATGCGGGTATGTAACACGGGCAAGCAAGAGAGCGGATCGCAGAACGGCGGCAGGTCATAGGAAAAGCCTTTGGTGTCCGTTCTGCAAGCAGAAACAACAGTTTATTCAGATAAGCAGATAGGAGGATTGCATGAGAACATTAGCAAGTATTAAGCGCATCGGTAAGATACACCCGATTGATGGCAAAGACAAGATTGCACTTGCCGAGGTTGACGGTTGGACGGTCATTGTGCAGAAATCCGATTACAACAAGGGCGACTTGTGCGTGTATGTGGAGATTGATTCTGTTCTCCCCGAAAAGCCGGAATTTGAATTTCTCCGCAGTAAAGATTTTCGCATCAAGACAATGAAGATGGCAGGGTGTATCTCACAGGGCATTTGTTTTCCGCTTTCTATTCTCCCCGTTGGCAACTACAATGAGGGCGACGATGTAACGGAAATCGTCGGCGTGAAGAAGTGGGAACGCAAAGACGCGACAGACATAAATGAAGCGGCAGAAGCAAAAGCCGCAACAAAGGCAAAATACCCCAAATGGCTTATGCGCTTCAAGTGGTTTAGACAGCTTGTGTATAAGCGTGGCGATCATCGGCAGAGCAAAGCGTTCCCAGACTTTATCAACAAGACGGATGAAACGCGAATCCAGAACGCGCCGTTTTATCTCGCGTCTGACAATCCGTGGGTTGTGACAGAAAAAGTTGACGGTCAGAGCGGCACGTTTGCCGTTGTTCGCAGAAAGCGTCTTTTTAAGACTTCCTATGAGTACATCGTGTGTTCCCGCAATCTTCGGTTGTTTACTAAAGACGCATCTTCCTATTGGGCGGTGTCCGATAAGTACGAAATCGAAAAGCGCTTATGTGAATACCTTAACGAGCATACAGATTGCGAATGGGTAGCAATCCAAGGCGAGTGCATCAGCCCAAAAGTGCAAGGAAACAAGTACAAAGTGCAAGAGCCGGATTTATTCGTGTTCAACTTCGTTCTCCCAACTGGACGCATCGGCTCTAACGAGGCCGCAGAAATCATCAACGGCATGGGCATGAAGTTTGTTCCAATCATCGGTACAATGAAACTTCCAAAAACTGTGCCGGAAACGCTTGTCTTTGCACACGGCAACAGCGCGTTAGGTCACACAATCCGCGAGGGCGTTGTGTGTAGAAGTCTTGACGGCAAACAGAGTTTTAAGGCGGTTGACCCGCTGTTCCTTATCAAGTACAACGAGTAAATTTTAATCATACCACGCACAACTTATCTTGTCAAACAATATCTGTGACGCAAATAAACGCGCTCTAAGCGGCGTTTTGTATCTTGGTAGGGTAGACATACTAATGAAGCTAAAGCCGCTTAGAACGCAAAATAACGCTGTTATACGCAAGGGAATGGAATGACGCAAAAAAAGCCGGGGTAGATTTACTACTCCGGCTTGATTGTTTGTGATGATGTTATGCGTTGCACCAATCGCGGTATGTTGTGCTTGTGTAGTGCATTACGATCTCGTTTCCGTTGATGATAGGACATTCTTGCGGCAGAAGTTTATAACCTTTTGCGAGAAATGTTGCGTGGTATTTATCTGCAATAAAGTCTGTTTCCGCAACAATGTTTTCTGTCTTTCCGCAATCAACTATCATGCGAATTGGTTTATATTGAAATTGTGGGTCAACTGTTTTCTTGATGCGTGTTGAAAGTTTCATAATATCCTCCTCATGCAGAAAGTTTCTGTTGTGCCTGTGCTTGCTGATACTGTGCGCGGGATAACTTGTTTTCTGCGGTGTGAATCTGATTTTTCAGCGTGACGATCTTGCTCTGGTATTTCTCAAACTGCTTGCTCCCAGGTACTGTGCCAGCTTGCAGAAGCAACTGATAGTCAAGTTGCGCGTAGAGGTCTGCTGTGCGGTCTTGCAGAAAGTCGATGTCGGCGGTTGCTTGTGCCAGAACGTGGCGCATCTTCTCCATCTCTGCGGCCTGTCGCTCTTGCTCTTTCCTCAGCCGCTCCCGCTCCGCCTGTGCTTGTCGGTTTATCGCGTCCTGGCGTTTCTGCCATGCCAGCCTTGCCTTTTCCGCTTCAATCTGTCTGCGCGTTTCGGCCTTTGCCCTCTCCCGCATCAGCCGCATTTCCTCACGCTGTGCGGCCTGTTCCTCCCGGATGCGCTGCCGCTCACGCTCTGCTCTCTCTGCCTGTCTGCGCTCTGCTGTGCCTTTCAGCAAGCGGTAGATGCCCCAGGTGGCGAGGATGACGATGATGGTTGTCATGTGTCAATCGTCCTCCCATTCAAAGTCAATGTGCAGAAAACCGTCCGGCGCTGCAAACATATACTTGACCTCAAAAGCGTCCCACAGATGGACGGGTGCAATGCTCAAATCCTCCGTATCCGTCACGGTGTCCTCATACTTGACGTTGCCATGCACGTCCCACATTGTCAGCTTGACGTTGCCCTGTATGGTTATGTGGTTTACCAAATATTCGAATGTCATTGCTCTTTCTCCTTTCGTGTTTGGGGGTGGTTAGTTGTGATTGTTCATGTGAGGGGCTTAATCTTCGCTCTGAGGGGCTTCATTGTGCGCTGCCATATACTCACGCAGAGCGGCTTTGATGGTGGCTTGCTTTTTGTCTGCCAGTGGCGTAAGATACTCTACAAGGTCAGCGTCATACTTGCGATGCAGTTTCAAACCGACGAGCATCATATTATCTCGCGCCCATGCTTTTTTTGCTTCACTGTCTGACATTCTGACGGCCTCCTGTGGTGCGTTTTTCGCCATTGTATCACCCTTTCTTTGATCGTTCAAGTGTTTCCTTGTCTGTCTGCCTTGCGGCTGGTGTGGGGCTTGATTTTGCGGCTCAAACCCCCAAGAAAGCCGGATGGGTCACGCTCCCCGCTCGTACTTGATGCGGTGGCAGATACGGGAAATAACATCGTCATAGCTCCCACCCTTGCCGCAATCCCTGGCGATCATTGCGGGGCTGGTGTGCATCAGCTTCTGCAAGAAGTCCGTGCTTGCTCTGCCTGTGTTGATGTACCACTTGAGCGGGGCAATCTCCCTCTCCGAAGCGTCAACGCCTCTGCGGGTCATAATCTCGCGTTGGATGTGCCAAAGCATAGTATCAATCATTGTTGCGCTCATGGTGTATCCTCCTTTTCAATGTTCGTGTTTCCAAAATCCAAGCTCTGCCAGTGTGCCGCCGAAGTCTCGCAGGAGGTCTTGCTTTGCGGATGCCTCCCAATATTTACGGTAGAGCGCCCTTGCCTTTTCCCTCGTCCGTCTGTCGGTGCTGTGCGTCTCGATGCCCTCCAAGTTGGCATCCACGCTGCACCACCTCGACCCGTCGCCCTCGGTGGCATTCAGTTCTTGCAGTGCGTGAAATGCTTTGTCCTCCTCCTCTCGGAGCGGGGTAAACAGGTTGATAAGGTCTTGTGTAGCTTTTCTCTCTTTGGATGTCATGGCTTTTCCTTTCTGGCTCTATGGCCTGTCGTGTTGATTTGATGGGATGGAGGGCAGAAAAACTCTGCCCTATGCGTCAGCAGAACGCCAGCGACAGAACGAGGTGCGCGGCTTGGTACAATGCGCGGCTCTGGCAGTCGATCCAGTTCTCGCGTGGGTTGGGGTCTTTCCTCCCGTGGTCAGTCTTGCGAAGCTCCCACGGAGCGCAGAGGCGCTCGGCGATCTGCCCATCGTAGCAGAGGGCGCAGCCTCCCTCGCTGTACTGCGTCCAGTCTGCCGCACCATTCAGCATTGCTTTCTCAAACAAGCGACGGTTGGCAAGGTCGCCCTCGTCGATGTATCCACCCTCGACGGCCTCGGCGAGTTCTTCCAGAAGTTCCTCGGCGTATGCCTTGACCCCTCTGCCCCATGCGGAGCGGGGCTTGGTCTGCTCGACCTTGTGGGCGACGCTCTCCACGATCTCGGAAGCGTCCACCCTCTCACGAAGCGAGGTCAGCTTGTCCAGGGCTTCCTCACGGGTCACGGTCTGCTTGACCCATTGGGATATGGTGTGTTCGGTTCTCTACTTCTATTGTCTCATACCAACTCAAATCGGTTAACCGATGATATATGTTTGAAATTGTGCTGTTTTTGCTTCGGTTAACCTACTATTTGCTTTGAAATGTTCGAAAAATCGGTTAACCGACTGAAAGTTCATAAATCTCACAAATAATTCTTATGCTGATTGTGCATATTGCTACTTTGGTTTTCTGCCATCTGTCGGTTCATATAGGGGTAGAGTATGATATATCTATACCGCGCACGAAAAGACCCGTCTGCGGCTCTCTGTGGCTCTCTGCGCCCCGTCTGCGTATGCTGCCGTGCTGTCACACTCTGCGGGTGCTGTGCCTGTCCTGGGCGCGTTCTCGCTGCCGTGGTTGGCCTGTCCCAGCTTGCCCCGCTCCACCTCTGCCCCCGTGCCACCGATCCACCCCACGCCCCGCCAAGATCACCCCGCACCCCCTCGGCGGCTCTTGCCCCGGCTCTGTCCCTGTCGCGTCCCCTGTGCCGCTCTCCGGCTCTGCCTGTCCTCCGTGGGTGTCTGCCTTGCCCTGTCACCCTCTCGCCCTCTGTGGCTCATTCCTTGCCCCTCTGCGCCTCCTCTCTCGGTGGGGTGGGGTGGAGGGCCTGCCGCATCTGCTCCGGCTCTGGGTGCTGTCTGTGGCCCGTGGTGTCCGTCTGTCTTGGTGGGGCATCGGTGCATCTTCTCCGGCTGTTTCGGTTATGATGTGGGGGACTACTGCATCTAATATGGCATATTAGGTGAGCTTGTGGTAACGTCAAGATGAAGCGTCCTCGTTTCAAATACACTTGTCTTTCTACCGTGGACATTTAGCACTCTCGCCTTGCGACTGCTAACATGATAACGGTCTGTATTCATAATTCAGGCTGTTTTGGCTGTTTTTGGGGCTTAATATGAAACAAAAACATTATTTTGTTTAATAATAGCCGTATATGACTATACAGAGCGTAATAATCGGTTGACATAATGCCATTTTCGGCCCATAATCCTACCTACCCAGGGGGTAAATAGGAATGGCGTGGCGGGGTGGGGTTAGTACAACAAATATTCTCCACAACAAAAAATCTCTCTACGGCTAAAAGCGCAGAGAGAATGATATAAATATATATAATATATACTAATATGGCTTTTCAAAAAAATTCTAAAAAACAAAAAAGCAGACACACCGTTTTGAGTGATGGTGGTCTGCTGGTTTTCCTTAAAATACTAAAAAATGGAAAAACTTTAGCGTAATGACAAACGGTAGGGGCAAAAATAGGTCTATTGTCTTGCTATTGTCTTGCCTATTGTCTACGGTTCAAACCATTGATATTACTATATTTTTTATTAGTTGTAGACAATAAAGACAATAAAATAGCTTATCTTTTATATAAGAAAAAAACACGCCGTAGAAAAGAATAGGAAAAAACCGTTTTGATTGTCTGTACTGTCTGTGGGTGTGAAAAAAGTTATAGAACAAACACGGTTGATGGACAGAGCGGGGGATGGGATAATGGGGATAGGCCGGAGAGGCCGAGAAAGGAGAAACGTAAATGGAGAAAGGACGAGGCAAGGGGACGGACACCTTGCAGACCGATAAAGTTTTCACGCGCAAGGAGTATATCGAGCGCAAGGCGGCAATCAAAGCTGTTTGCGACAGTTCCGCGCACACTTGCGACTTGAAAAATTGCTTCCGCGGATGCCAAGAGGCGCAGGCGATTTTAGCAATCCCCGCCGCCGATGTCGTGCCCGTGCGGCATGGACGGTGGATTCCCGATAAAGAGGATGTTGAGTGGGGAAATAGTCTTATTCACTACCGATGCTCTGAATGTAAAGAACGACCCCATTTTGACAAAGAGAAATATAGGTTTATTCTATCGCCCTACTGCCCCAACTGCGGCGCACTCATGGATAAGGACGGTGATGGAAAATGAGACTAACTATCCGAAACAGCGACGGTACGGTATCGCAACCGATGAATCTTGACTGGTCTGCGGCGTTGGAAAAGCTCGCCGCCTACGAGGACGCAGAGGAACAGGGCTTGCTTGTCAGACTGCCGTGCAAGGTGGGGGATACGGTTTATGTTGAGTGGAGCGGAGGTCAGGAGTACAGCAAGTCTGTCATTGAGAAAATAAGTATTGGTACTGACGGACAGGTGCGGTTTTTGATTCCTGCATATCTTCATAGCCATAGCGCTTCCTGGTATCAAACAAGCGATTTTGGCAAAACCGTATTCCTGTCACGCGAAGAAGCCAAAGCCGCGCTGAAAGGAGAGGAAAAAGATGTATGAAAAATTGGTAGCAGAACTTCGAGCCGGATACACAGAGCCGTTTGTACTGAACGGAGCCGCCGATGCCATAGAGGAACTGAGCCGCGAGTACGAGAGCATTGCGGCAAGCCTGACCGAATCGGTGGAGTTGGTGCGTAAACTGCAAAGCCCCCGCTGGATTCCCGTGACGGAGAGGTTGCCGGAGGAAAGCGAAAGTCTGAATTACCATGAAGAAATGACAATTAGGGTTACTTCTGTTTGGTGCTGTGACGCAAAAACCGGAACCATAGAGGTCCGAAACAGGTTTCAGCATAAAATAACAGGGATTCAGTTTTTAGACCAGAACATACAGGACACAGACTGGCATTGGAGCAAGTCGTGGTGGGAGCCGACGCATTGGATGCCGATAGTGCCGCTCCCAGAGCCGCCGAAGGAGGAAACAGAATGAATGTAGAATTACTTGAATACCCCACGGATAATGACTGGATGGAAGCGAAACGCAGGGCGTTGGTGACGATAGGAAAGCGTCCGATCTCCCCACCGACAGAGGAATGGAAACGTGAAATCCTGCGCGCACGACATTCTCCAATCCGCTATCTGCGGTTTAGTTTTTTGATTACGGATTTGCCATCTTGGGTAAGCGTTCATCTGTGTAGACACGTTCACGCGCAGCCGTATGTCAAGAGTCAGAGAAACGACAGGCAGAGCGAGTATGACAGGAACAAAGCACCACAAGATTCGCCTGTGGATATGATCTGGGACATCAATGGCGAAGAACTCTGCGTGGTGTGTAATAAGCGACTGTGCAAGATGGTATCGGCTGAAACGCAGATGGTGGTATCACTCATTCGCGCACGGGTGATTGAGAAATGCCCGGAGTTTGAGCCGTTTCTTGTTCCGATGTGTGAGTACGTCGGTGAGTGTAAAGAAATGAATGGAGGTTGCGGAAGATGGGTAAAATAATTAAGTCCGCTGACGAAGCGTGTGAGATTTTGAAATCTCTTATGCAAACGCCGCAACTCCGTTCTTTGCATTTTGAGTTTGATATTAGCTATGACTGCGTACCGATGGTTGATTATCGAATCAAGAGATTTGCATATAGGGAGGAAAAAGAAGATGGGCGCGATAACACTTGACGGGATTCTGAGAGCGGAGCATGACAAGCTGAAAGAAGCATCTGACGAATGGCTTGGAATGAGCAACGAGAGGGCAAACGAGGATTTGCAGTGGGTTTTGGGCGTGATAGACTTTGCCGACGCGCTGATTGACAAACTGGAGGGCAAGGATGGCAACGGCGGGGACAACTGACGATTGGACTTCCGCCCCGTATGCGCCTTGGCTTGAAGAATGTATTCAAGAATTGGTGAAAGCCGACCCTTGTGCAATCGCAATGAGTTTGATTGATAAAGACGGGCTTGTGTCAACTTGCTATTACAACACAAGCCCCAACGACAGAGCGTGTATGATTGACGCAATGCGGGACGATGCCCGTTGGGAATGGCTTTACGCGAACAAGGAAGAAGTGAGAGCCATATTAGAGGACGAGGACGAAGATGAATTACAAGACGCTGATACCGAATCTGATAGCGAGGAATGACCCGGACGCTTTGGAAGATGCGTTCGCCTTGTGCCGAGAGTTGGAACAGGAGGGCGCGGTCATAGTGGAGGGGGCTGGAAAGCGCGACCGCGACACAACCGTCTATAACAAGGGCAGCTTCGCACTCGCACACGATTTCAATAAGCAAATCCGCACAAAAGCGATGGAACTGCTGCGGTCAAACAACGCGCCGGACTTGATGGTGGAGTTGTACTACAAGACGCATCTGTTCGACGCTCCACATGAGTTTGACAGCTTTTGCATCTACATTGAGAAAGACCGTGCGCCGGAGAAGCAGTTTTATGTGCCGAGGCGAAAGCAACTACTACGGTGTGCAATGGCGTTACAAGACTTGGAAGAACGCACGATTGAACTCTTGGCTATATCGATGCCGCCTGGTGTCGGAAAGACAACTCTCGCTGAGTTCTTTTTGGCTTGGACAAGCGGCAAAAACCCGTTTCTACCAAGTTTGATTGGTTCACACAACAATGCGTTTCTTGGCGGTGTCTACGGAGAAATGCTGCGACTGTTTGACCCGAACGGAGAATACAGATGGTGTGACGTTTTTCCAGGTCTGCAAGTGGTTGGAACGAACGCAAAGGACATGATGATTGGGCTTGGCTTTGAGAAGTCAGACGATCAACGCTTCAAAACACTTGAATTTTCATCCGTTGGAAGTGGCAATGCGGGTAAGGTCAGAGCTATGAACATCCTCTATGCGGATGACCTTGTAAGTGATTTGGAACAAAGCTTGTCCCGCGATAGAATGGATAAACTGTGGCAAGCGTACTATACCGATCTCCGTCAGCGCAAGGTTGGTACAAGATGCGCCGAGTTGCATATAGCAACACGTTGGACGATTGCAGACGTTATAGGGCGGTTGCAAGACGAATACGGCGACAATCCACGCGCAAGATTCATTACCATGCCAGCTTTGGACGAAAACGATGAATCTAACTTTGACTATCCGTATGGCTTGGGATATACAACCGAGATTCTACATCAGCAAAGAAACCTGATGGATAGCGTGACTTGGCAAGCCCTTTATATGAATGTCCCGGTGGAGAGAGAGGGGCAGCTATTCGCGCCTGATGAATTGCAATATTTTTCTGATCTCCCTGATATTGAGCCAGACGCTATTATTGCCGTGTGTGATACAAAGGAGCAAGGCAGCGATTACTGCGCTATGCCAGTGATGTATCAATACGGTGAAATGTTCTATGTTAATTCGTTCATTTGCGATAATGGAAAAGTGGAAGTGGTGCAACAGAGAGTTGCGCAAAGACTGGTGGATGAAAAAGTAAAACTCTGCCAGATAGAAAGCAACCGTGGTGGTACTTTGTTTGCCGCAACTGTCAAAGACAAAGTAAAAGAACTTGGTGGATTTACTTCGATTTCTTGTAAGTGGACACAAACAAATAAGGATACTAGGATTCAAGTAAATTCAGCTTATTGCAAGTCACATTTCTATTTTCGGAATCCGAGAGACGAAACAACAACGCGTGAATATCGGGACGCTATGAATCAACTTTATTCTTATTCGATGGTTGGTAAGGTCAAGCACGATGACATCGCGGATGCACTAGCTCTGTCTGTTGATTTTATTCTTAACTATATGGGGCAACGTGCAATCATTATGAAACGTCCGTTTTGATTACATGGGAGGGAACATGAAAAATTACGAACGCGATCCAATAAAGTATGCGGATCATCATTCAAGATTGCACAAGATATGGAGTTGCATGAAATATAGGTGCAATCACAACAAACAGTATGCTGGACGCGGAATTAAAGTGTGTGACGAGTGGCAACTATATGAGGGGTTCAGAGATTGGGCTAAGAGCAACGGTTATCAAGACGATTTAACAATCGAAAGGATAGATGTAAACGGCAATTATTGCCCATCAAATTGTAAGTGGATTCCGTTTGAGGAGCAGGCGCGTAACAGGACAACAACAAAATGGGTTGAATATAACGGTGTGGAAATGTCGCTTGCGGAAGTAGCGAGTTTGTCAGGCGTGGATTACAAACTTTTGCACGGAAGATTGGCAAAAGGTTGGGACTTGGAACGAGCCATATCCGAACCAACGTCAAAGCGAAAAGAACTTAGGGAAAAATGTGAAGCGCTTGGAGTTAATTACAAGTGCGTGTATCAAAGAATATTCAAATTGGGGTGGACAGAAGAAAAAGCACTAAATACTCCGTTTCTTGGAATTGGGGCTAATCAAAGTTCTTACGTCTGACCGCTCTAACATCGTGCAGATTCTGAAGCGTCCGTTTTAACCAACTAAAGTATATCACAACCACAGTTGACGGTTTACATAAAGTGTGGTATAATAGACTGTGTATAGGGGGATGCGCGGGAAATCTGCCACCGACCTTTGGGCTAAATACCCATAAAGATGCCGCCCGTAGTGCTTCTCCTTTCCGCTACGGAGCGCCTAAGCGGAGCTAAGACGCATCTAACGCTGATGCGAAAACGCGCATGGAGTGGCGACCTAAACGCGACACCCTACCTCCGTGGGGTGGATATGAATATGCGGAGGCCTATATGGGCGGGATGGTTCTAAGTTTGCAGTCCGATTCTGCATCCGTCCACCAGTCTGGGTCTGCGGAGAATTGATGTTGCAGCGTCAATGCTCAAAACGGACGCACATAAGTCTGAGGTCTGCAAGCCTCGCTTCGCGTCCATCCGGCGGGGTTTGCCCCTTTCCCGCCGTGACAATTTATAAAGACAGACGCGAACAAACGCGTCTTTGGGATGACACGGCAGCATTAAGGGGTGGGGACGCTGCCGATGGAGAACTTATGAAAGCTATCCGAGCGGATTTGCCGCGAGAGTTGGAGAGCGCGGAGCTGCTTGTTTTGGCAGATTACCATTACGCCGATCCAAACTCCGACCATGACGCAATTAAACGCGATATTGACTATGTTGCACAGCACGATAACGCCTATGCTGTTCTGGCGGGTGATTTGATGGACTGTGCATTAAAATCATCTTTGGGCGATTGTTATGTCAACCTCTCTCCAATGGAGGAACTTACGGCTTGCATGGAGATGATGCAGCCTATCGCGCACAAGATTGTGGGTATCGTGGGTGGAAACCATGAAGCACGGCATTACAAGACGAATGGCGTGGATATGACCCGCCTGTTGGCGCGACAGATCGGCGTTGAAGATAAGTATTCACCGGACACTGCGCTGATATTCCTCCGAGTTGGTGAAGAAGCGAAAAGCAAAAACCACCACCGTCCGATATGCTACACGGTTTATCTGACACACGGAACGGGTGGAGGGCGCAAAGAGGGCGGCAAGGTGCAACGCCTTGTTGACCTATCTGCGATTGTGGATGCCGATTGCTACATCGTCGGACACACGCATCTTCCGGCATCGCTGAAAACAGCGTATGCCCGTCCCTGCCCGTCCAATGACAGTATCACATACTGTACAAAGTTATTCGTAAATTCCGCTGCCAAGCTGAATTATGGCGGGTACGGAGATATAGGCGGGTATCGCCCAAACGCAAAGGACACGCCGAGGATTATCTTGGGTGGCAAAGAAAAAACGATGTACGCACTTGTTTAAGGGGCTGATTAGTTGAACGACAATCCGAACACCACGCCTGTTGTGCGTAATGATATGTTTGGGCGGCTGGATATTTACGCATCGTTTGACGAGATCAACCGCGACAACGTGATTTCTGAACTGAACAGCGCACTTGTGTACCATGTCATGAATATGCTCCAGGAGGAGTTTCTTTATTGGTACACCCGTGGTGTTCAGCCAATTCTCAACCGCAAAAAGGAAATCCGCGAGGACATCTTGAATATCGTGCAAGTAAATACTGCCGCTGAAATCTGCGATTTCAAAAATGGCTATCTCTTGCAGAAAAATTGTGCGTACATTGCACGTCGCAAGGGCGTACAGAGCAAAATTAAGAAACTCAACGAGTACCTTTACCGCTCTGGAAAAGCCGAAGCAGACAACAAGACGGCAGACTGGTTTCACCGTGTCGGCAAGGGCGTGACGTTCGTTGAGCCGAACGACGATGACGAAACACCGTTCCTTGCCTATGCGCTTGACCCGCGTTCTGCGTTTGTGGTCTATTCTCTCCGTCCGGGCAACAAGCCGATTATGGGCGTGAACCTTGTCACGGCTGACGGAAAAGCGCGGTTTGATGTGTTTACCGAGCGCGAGGTCTATCACCTTTCCGGCACGGTTGTCGGCAAGATGATTACAACCGAGGTAAACCACGATTTCCTTGTCACGGCTACCACGCTCGATAGTGTTGATCCGAATGTGCTTGGGTACATTCCTATTATTGAATATCGCTATAACAGCGTGAACACGGCTTGCTATGAGTTAGCAATCCCGCTCTTGGACGAGCTGTCAAATCTCGCTAGCAACGCTTGTGACGGGGTGGAACAGTTCATTCAGAGTCTTGCGATTGCCGTAAACTGTGAGTTCCCGGAGAACACCACGATTACGGACATCCGCAAGGCCGGAATGATTGCGTTGCGGTCTATTGGCGAGAACAAAGCCGATTTCAAGGTTTTGTCCGAACAGCTTGACCAGACGCAGACAAAAGTCCTCATGGACAGTTTGCGCGAGGAAGTCTTGCGTATCTGCGCTATGCCGAACCGCTCCAATGGCGGTAGCACATATGACACCACAGGGGCGGCGATTCTTGCCAGCTACGGTTGGTATCAAGCTGATTGTTCTGCGAGAAACACGGAAGATTTGTTCAAGGAGAGCAATCGCCAGTTTGACCGAATCATCATTGAGATTCTTCGGCGCAAGGGACTTCTTGAAATCAATCTCAATGATTTTGAACTCAACTTCCCGCATGGCGAAACTGCAAATGTGCAATCCAAAGCACAGGCGTTCCAGACGCTTATGGCTGCGGGTATGCATCCCGAACTTGCGGCTGAGAAGTCCGGCATTTCTTCCGATCCTGTCAAGGATATGAAGATGAGTGAGGAATATATCAAGATGGTGTGGGGCGATCCTACTGCTGTCGATAAAGCCGAGCAGACGGACGGCGGTAATGGTGAGGCAAAGATTGTAGAGAGCGACAACGACAACGGCGAAAACGCCATTGGTGGAGCAGTATGATTAAACTTTCTATTCTTACTCCCGTCTGGAATCAAGAGGAACTTGTAATCAAGGGCTTAGACAGCATCCCGCGCCGTGATGATATTGAGGTCATTGTACGGGATGATGGCAGCACGGACAACACGCTTGCAAACCTAAAAAAGTACAAAGAGGAACACCCGGAGCTGAAACTGCGAGTGTATAGCAACGGCAAAAACCTTGGCGTAGCTGCAACCGCAAACAAACTTCTTGCCGCTGCAAAAGGCGAGTGGTTTCACTTTCTAATGTCCGATGATACCGTGCTGACGAACAATTACAGCGGTCTAATCGAAAAGCTGTATTCCTTTGACGGCGATATTCTTGCGATGGATTTGCTCGTCAACAACGGTGATGTTTGGCATCTTGACGAGTCGAAAGATGAAGCGTGGTGCGCCCAGGCGTGTCGGTTTATTCGGCGTTCCTTTGTGGATGGTATTAAGTACCCAGAGAAAGTGAAAGCCGGAGAGGATTGGTTTTTCCACCAAGAAATCAGAAAGCGCAATCCGAAAGTCGAGTATTCCGGCGTGGTTGCGTATCGGTACAACTTCCCGCGAGAGGGCAGCTTGATGCATCTCCGCGCACAAGGGCTAATTGCTGATGAGGACTTACAACCTTAAAAACGTAATCTACTTTCCAAATTTCAACTGCGTTGGTGGCGTTGAAACATACTGCTACGAAATGGGATTGAAGTACGGCAAGGACTACGATATTACCGTACTGTACCGCGATGGCGACCCGGACATGATGAAGCACATCAAAGAGGTGTGCAGAGTTATTCGGTATCGCCCCGGCGACAAAATCATCTGCGACGTTTTCATTTTCGGGTACGGTTGGGAAACCGACCTCTTTGAGAACCTTGAAGCCAAAAAGATTATACAGACATTCCACGCAGATTACATCTGCCGCCATCTGAACCCGTGCCGCAACGGACGCATCACGCATCGGTTTGGCGTAGCGGATAACACAACCGAGGGCATCCGCGATCACTACGAATGGGCGAAAGACATTCAGACGGTCTATAACCCGTACACCGTCAAGAAACCACGCAAGGTGCTGAACCTAATCAGCGCGACACGGTTGACCGCCGAGAAAGGCTTAGAACGCATGAAAGCCTTTGCAAAGGCACTTGACGATGCTGGCATCCCGTTCCATTGGGATATTTACACCGATATACCGAGAGAGCCGTTTAACAAGTCCGTTGCTGTTATGCCGCATCGGTTGGACGTTCTTGATTTCATAGCCAAAGCCGATTACCTTGTGCAACTCTCCGATACAGAGGGTTATTCATATACGATAGTTGAAGCACTTACGGTTGGTACGCCTGTTATCTGCACAGAGATTCCTGTCGCACAGGAGAACGGCGTAATTGACGGCAAGACAGGCTTTATCCTCCCGTTCGACATGAGCAAGATTCCTGTCGATAAGATTGTAAAGGGATTACCGAAGTTTAAGTATGTTCCACGCGAAACTACTTACGATCAGTTCCTTTCCAAAGGCAAGTGCGAGTATGAGGATAATCTGAGCGCCGATGTGACGGTGCGATGCATCAAGGTTTACAACGATTTGCAGTTGAAAAAATTGATACACCCCGGCGAGAAGTACATCGTCACCCGTGAGCGTGGTGAACACTTGGAGGATTGCGGCTTTGCCGTGATTGAGGAATGAGCAGAGATTTACTTCCGTTTGACGCAATCAACCGATTAGAGCGAGAATTGCCTATCTATTTTGAAAACGGCAAAATTCGTTCAAAAGTAGACCTTGACGATATTATTGAGGATATGTTTGGCGTGTTTCTGCTTTCTTATATGCGCGGAAACAACATTACAAACCCCGACCACAAGCCAACGCTCAAAACAATCATGCAGACGATTGACGATGATGTTGCCGGAATGACTTGGCGTGAGCGTATGCGCGAACACTTTGAGCAAGGCGGTACGATTGAGGACGTAAAGCGGATTATTGAAACCGAAGCGAATAGGGATGCTAACACGGCGGCGTATGAAGCAGCAAAAGCCAAAGGGTGTACCACAAAGACTTGGAATACCATGATGGACGATAAGGTGCGTGAAAGTCATCGCTACCTACAAGGCGTGACAATCCCGATTGATGCGGAGTTCTATTCTGCATACGGTGGACACACGATGTTTCCGGGGCAATGGGGAATTGCAGAGGAAGATTGCAACTGCCGTTGCTGGCTGACTTACAAATGAGAGGATTTGATTAAATTGAGCGATGCGGTAATTACAGCAATCATTGTGGCGGTGTCCTCAATCATTTGCCAAGTCCTAATCAACCGCAGCAATCGAACAAAGCGCGTTGCGGAAGATGCAGAGAAAGAGCAGAAACGCGCCGTAGAGGATGCACGGAAAGACGAACACTTGCAAAACCGTTTGGAAAGCATCGAAAAGAAACTCGATGAACACAACGGATATGCAAAGATGTTTAACGAGATTTCCACTGATATAGCCGTGATTAAGAACGATATTAAGACCTTGTATAAGGCAAAGGAGTAAGTGATGAAGTTGCCAAATCGACTTTACGATATTCTCAAATGGATTACGATGATTGTTCTCCCGGCGCTTGCAACCGCCTACACGGGGCTTGCCGCTGTTTGGGGATGGCCTTACTCCGGCGAGATTGCAAAGACCGTTGCGGTTGTTTGTACGCTGTTGGGCGCTCTGCTTGGCATCTCTACGGCTGAATACAACAAGAGCAAGTAATTTTTTTACCTCATAAACCCACATACCCGAAAGGTATGTATGAAAGCAAAACGCTTCACATAGCAAGAGGGTTATGCATGGCGGGATTTACCCCCGCCGCCCTCTCTAAATTAGTTTAGGGAGGAAATATTGCTATGGAAGAACGAAAGTATCTCGTTTATAAGCATACATCTCCGAGCGGAAAAGTTTACATTGGGATGACGAAGCAAACCGCAGAGGGTAGATGGAAAAAAGGGTTTGGTTATCAAAGCAGTCCGCATTTTTGGAACGCTATTCAAAAATATGGTTGGGATAACTTTTCGCACGAAGTTTTGCATAAAGAACTAAGCGCAGATGACGCTTGCGAACTAGAGCAAAAACTAATTGCTGAATACAACGCAATGGACAGACAGTTTGGATATAACGAAAAATCTGGCGGTCAAATTGGGGCTGTATTTAGTGATTCGGTTCGTAAGAAGATTTCTGACGCTCAAAAGCGTTTTCATAAAGAGCATCCAGACGCAGCATTAAAAATTGCTGAAAGAGTACGCGGATTTCGACACACGGAAGAAACCAAACGGAAAATGAGCGAGATTGCATCTGGCAGACATTGCGACCACACGGACGAATGGAACAAAAAAATCGGTGAATCAAACAGAGCGCGGTTATTAAGTGACGAAAATCTTTATCGAGATGCTTGTAATAGGTGTCGTGCAAATGGATTGAAAGCCGCAAAACCTGTTGAACAACTTGATTTGCTTGGAAATGTTATTGCCAGATATGAAAGCGCACATGATGCAGAGCGAAAAACTGGAATCAGAAACGGGAACATAGCAAATTGCTGTGTTGGAAAAGGGAAAACATCTGGTGGTTATAAATGGCGTTATGCCATTGATAATAGTTGCGGTAGAGAAATCGCACAATAAAATTCGCAAACGAGAAGAAAACTCGACAAACGGAATTGTATGCCGCTAGGGAAAGCGGGGTAACAAGTTTCGCAAGGAGAATTGAACATGAAGCTAGATACCACAAAGATCACGGGTTTCGACGAGATGAGTGCAGAGGACAAGGTTAAGGCACTTCTTGACTTTGAAATCGAAACGCCAGAGCCGAAAGAGAGCGAGGACGTTGCTAAACTCAAAAACGCTCTTTCTAACGCAAACACCGACGCTGCGGAATGGAAACGGAAATATCGGTCAACGCTTGACGAAAAGGAAAGAGCCGAGGCCGAAAGAGCCGAAAGAGAAAAAGCGGTTGAGGAAGAATTGCGGGGATTGCGACGCGACAAGACCGTGAGCGGGTATCTTGCGAACTGTCTTTCTCTTGGCTACGACAAAGACCTCGCACAGAGGGCGGCAGAGGCAATGGCTGACAATGACGCTGCCGCAATCATGGAATGTCAGCGCGAATTTTTGGAGGCAAAGACCAAAGAGCTTGAAGCGGCTGCGTTGAATAAGCAGCCCACGCTTACCGCTGGTGCGCCTCCCACATCGGCAGAGGCAGAGAAAACGGAGGCAAACAAGCTGCGCCGTTATGCTGGTCTGCCGCCAATCAAATAACAAAAGGAGAAATGCCAAATGGCTACCACCGTTACCCCCGCCATTGCTAATAGCATTGGCCTCGCGTCCCGCTATCTGCCTATCCTTGATGCCGTTTACAAGGCAGAGAGCAAATCTTCCATCTTCGACACCGCCGAGGATCGTGTGCGTTTTGACAACGCCACCCATACGTTCTACCTGTTTGAGACGGATATGGTTGGCCTTGCCGACTACTCCCGCAACGATGGCTTTGTCCGTGGCGACGTTACGACCCAGTGGAGAGCGTATGCCCCGCAGTGGGATCGCGCCCGCCAGTTTATGGTAGACATCGAAGACGATTTGGAATCCCTTTCCATGAGCTTTGGCACTCTCGCCGGAGAGTTCATTCGGACTAAGGTTGTCCCTGAAACCGACGCTCTGCGTTTTGCGGCCTATGCCAACGGCGCGGCTGCGGCGAATAAGGACACCGAAACCCTGTCCACCTCTAACGCGGTTATCGGCTCTATCGACGATGCTACCGCCGCTCTGGACGATGCGGAAGTCCCGTATGAGGGTCGTGTCCTGTTCGTGAACCCCACCGTCTACAAGCTCATCAAGGGCGGCGTGACCCGTATGGTGATGAACGGCGACGATAACGTCAACTACAATGTTGAGTATTACAATGATATGCGCCTCATCACCGTTCCCTCTGGTCGTTTCAACACCGAGATCACGCTTGCACAGCCCGATTCCCACGACGATGTTGGCGGTTATACCGCGACTGGTAGCACCATCAACTACATGATCGTGCATCCGTCTGCCGTCATGCAGGCTGTCAAGCTGGCTATGCCCCGCATCTTCTCTCCGCAGGTCAATCAGCAGGCCGATGCGTGGATGTACGATTTCCGTCAGTACCACGGTGCTTGGGTTAAGAACCAGAAGAAGAACGGCATCTACGTTTCCGCGCAGAGCTTCCCGTCCACCTAAAGACGAAACAGGGGAGAGGGCAAAACCTCTCCCCACCACAATGAGGTGTAGATATGACCGATGCTGAAAAGCTGACAATGGTAAAAACGCTGTTAGATGACGGCGGCGAGATGCCGAGCGACGAAAAGCTGACGGCATATCTGTCCATTGCAAAGAGTGAAATCCTTGCGTGGATTTATCACCTTGTAGGTGGAGTGCCGGAGGACGTTACGGTTGTGCCGAGCAAGTACGACAACACGCAGATTTATGCTGTGGTAGTTGGGTACACGCAAGCTGGCGCTGAGGGCGAAAAACAGCATAACGAAAACGGCGTAAACCGCTTCTTCCGCTATGCCGAAATGCTTGACTACATCCACAACAACGTACTGCCGTTTGTGAGGGTAGGTGCTGTTAGTTGAGGACTAATCAGCGCAACAAGCGGACAATTTACTACGCTCTGTACCAAGGCGTGACAGAGATTACCGATGAATACGGCTATTACACGGGCGAGGTAGAGATTACCTACGGTGAACCGATCAAGGCAAAGATGAACGTGAGCGGCGGTAGGGGAGCGGCTGACATTGAGATGTTTGGTATCGACAACCCCTACACGCGCACGGCTGTCACGGACGATCTGACAACGCCGTTTAACACGGACACAATCTTTTGGTTTAACGCCGACCCGCTCACCGAGGAACACAACTACCGATGCACGGGAGTTAGCCGTACTATCAACCAAGTTGTTCTCGCGCTTGCCGAGGTCAACGCCGAGGATGATGGCGGTGCAAGTAGTAGTTAGTGGCGTTGAACACGCCTTGCAGACGATACAACGGTACACCGATATAGACAACAAACTGTTGGAGATAGCCAAACGTCTGTGCGAAATTGGAGAGCCAATTATTAAGGCAATCCACGGTAATCACGCAACGGTGACAACCGAAGCGACAAAGAACGGGTACAAGATTACCGCAAGCGGCGTGGACGTTCTGTTTATCGAATTTGGCGCTGGCGACCAAGCCGGAAGTGAGAACGGCAGTTACGATGCAGTACCCGCATCTGCCCGTCCCGGTAGTTGGTCTGAGAGTCACGCACAGCAGTATTCAAAGTACGGCTATTGGTACTTTGGCGGTCACAAGTTTACAACCGTTGCCCCGTCCCCGGCGTTTTACTACGCCTACGAATACATGGTGCAGAATCTACCGCAGATTGCAAAGGATGTGCTTGAACATTGATCTACACGCAAAACGCAATATTTACAGTAATTCGTACTGCGGTATTGAACACCATTCCTACGGCTAACGTCACGCAGACATACTCTGCAACACCGTCCAAGTTTCCTACTGTGTTTGCGCGTGAGATCGGACATTTTACTCCGGCTCAGACGCAGACGCTTACAAACGCGCAAGACGTTTACGAAACCACTTGGGAAGTGCAGATATTTTCCAACCTTACGTCCGGCGCAAAAGAGCAAGCCTACAAGTTAATGAGTATTGTAAAAAACGCTCTTGGCGGCTTGTATTTCTTGGAAGTATCTGAAAATCCCATCGACAATGCAAATGGAAAATACTACACGCTGATTGCCCGGTATAGGCGTGTTATTGGCAGCGGGGAGGAGTTTCCCGCAATACCGAGCACCTAATCTAAGACAAAAGGAGTAATTGCTTATGGCTGGCGAAATCGGCGCTCTGGGCGTAAAGATTCTGTATGCCCCCGAAACCACGGCTGGTACGCGCCCCACCTCTGGCTACAAGGCAAAGGCCACTTCCGGCACTCTTGACATTGCAGACTTTGTTACGGGTGCAAGCGGCTTTTCTGCCGACATTGACAAGGGCGAGGTCACGCCCATCTCCACGCCGCAGTATGGTCGGCGCAGCTTCATTCCTCTCCTTTACGGCAACGATGGCTCTATCAAGCTGACTTGCAACATCAATAAGGAGAGCCGTACTTCTTGGAACGCCATTTGTGACGAACACGCCGCGCTGACGAGCGGCAAGAGCATTTGGTGGGAAGTCATTCTCCCCGGCGAGGACAAGGGTTACTTCTTCCGTGGTGAGCCTTGCCCGATGCAGATGCCCGACTTCAACGCTGGCGAGGTTGTCCAGGGTGACGTTGAGATCATCGAAAGCGACAACGAGGCTTGGCAGACTAAGGTTGACGTTCCGTCCACCTAACACACACTCTATGGGGCGGCTAAACCCCGCCCCTAAAATTTAGAAAGGAATTGCGAACTCGCAAGAAACTGAAACATGATTACCTTTACCGCAGATGGCAAGGATTACAAGCTGGAAGTCACGGCCTTCACGCTGAAACAGATGGAAAAGTCCGGCGTGAACTTTGCTCAGCTTGGAGAGAAACTGCTTGGGGCTGAAACGCTCTGGAAAGGGCTGTTTATTGCCCACCACAATACCGTCCCCGATGCGAAGCGCATGGAAATCTACAAGGCACTCGCAAGCGTGGCAGACGGTGACGAGTTGGAATACGACGAAAACGGCGAACCGATTGACGCTCTTATGTCTGCGGTTGCCTCCGAGTATGAGGACGCTATTAAGGCGTTGAAGCGCGGCACGGGAAACGTGGCGTGGAAACGGACGTAAACGGTGCAACGTCCTTTTCCGATGTAGATTTAGATGCACCACAAAGCGAATTTAGCAGATACATCGACCAAGTATGCCCCTATTTCATGGCTTGGGGCATGACTTGGAATGAGTTTTGGTATGAGAGTCTTGACAGACTACACGCCTATTGGCAAGCAAATCAGTTTTCAATAGAGCGCCGCAACCAAGAGTTGTGGTTGCAAGGCATATACATTCATGCTGCAATTGCATCTTGTTTTGATAGTAAGAAAAAAGCAAAATATCCAGAAAAACCGTTTAGAATTACTGAAATGACAGATGCAGAGCGCGAGATTGAAAACCAAAGGAAGATTGAGCGTTTGAGAGATTTCTTAGACAGCCATAAGCAATCTTGGGATAAAACGCATAATAAGGGAGCGGATTCTGTTGACGGTTGAGAACATTAGCATTGACGTAAAAACCAATGCGGGGAGCGCCGCCAAACAGTTCCGCTCCCTTTCTTCTGCTTTGCGTGGAGTTTCACGAACTGCCGGAAGTTCTGGCGGTATGTTTGGAAACATTGGACGTTCTGCACAGCAAGCTACAAAGCATACAAATCAGTTTGCATCTTCGCTGAAACGCATTGCCATGTATCGTGTTCTCCGTACGATCATTAAGGAAATTGGCAAGGCTTTTTCAGAGGGCTTAAAGAACGCTTACAATTATAGCAAGAGCATCAACGGAACTCTTGCAAGCGCAATGGATAGCCTTGCGACAAAGGCGCAGACGATGAAAAACCAGATGGGCGCGGCGTTGGGAAATCTGCTTACTGCCATTACGCCCATTTTGCTTGAAATAATCCATCTCGTCACTTTGGCGGCACAGGCTTTGTCGGCGCTGTTTTCTGCCATTGGTGGCGGTCAGTATCTTGTCGCTAAAGACGTTGCCGCAAGTTGGGATAAAGCCGCGGGTGCGGCGGCAAAATACAAAAACACCATACTTGGCTTCGATGAAATCAACCGTCTAAATGACGAAAGCGGCGGCGGTGGAGGCGGTATTGACACCTCCGGGATGTTTGAAATTGCGGAACTGCCGGAGTGGGCAAGCAAACTTAAAGAGGACATTGATAATATCAAAAAGGCTTTCACAGAATGGTGGGATGACCCGTCCGGCGAAAAATTCTGGAAACTGCTTGCGTCAATCTCGCAACTGCTTACAGATATATCGCGCAAGGTTGTTGGCTTGTCGTTTGACAACGTAATCATTCCTTTTGCGTCTTTGCTCGACAAACTTGGGCAGACATTTGGAATGGAGTTCAATTTTGAAAAGAACTTTACGGCGTTGCGCGATGACCTTTATGACTTGTATGACGCAATCGACAAGTTTATGAATGAGCCGTCGTGGGAAAACTTCAACGGTATTCTGCGTGAGCTTTTCGATATTTTAGATGACATAGTACATCTGATTGGCGATCCGATTTTTGAAGTGTTAATCAAAATCGGTGAGGGAATTGACGCTATCGGCGCAGCTTTCGGAAAAGATTGGAAAGTTGCAGATACGCTTCGGAAATGGAAACAAGCGTTTGACGATTTTGACCTTGTAACATGGTGGAACACCAAGGTTAAGCCTTGGCTGGACAACTTTGATTTAAGGCGTGATTTGCTTAACCTTTTCAATCTGCCAGAAGATTGGAGTATCGAATCTGCATGGGAAAGCATCACGCAGTTTTTTAAGAATCTCCCAAACAACATTTGGGCTTGGATAAAGGATATTCCGAGCAACATCAAAGAGCGCTTCAATGCCGCAACTTCCGCAATCAAAACGTGGAAAGACAACCTTAAAACGTGGGCAGAAGAAACCGTTCCCAAACTTGCATCTGATATGGGCGACTTCTTTGAAAATCTCCCGGAGCGCGTCGGTTATTGGGTCGGCGTTGCAAAGGGAACTGTCATGCGTTGGAAGATTGAACTGCTTGCATGGGCGGCTGAAAATCTTCCTAAAGCGGCGGCTGAAATTGGCGATTACTTTGAAGATATGTGGACAACGCTTAGTGGCTGGTTTGATAAAGCGTTGGAAACTATCAAGGGTTGGAAAGACGATATTAAAGAATGGGCAGACACGGAGTTGCCAAATATCGTGCAGGATATAGCCGATTTCTTTGCTGAACTTCCGTCTAAACTTTGGGACATTGGCTATAACATGATACATAGCCTTTGGAACGGTCTGAATAATCAAATTGATTGGCTTGGACAGCAAATCAAGGGCGTGTTTGGTGCTGGCGGGTCTATCAGCAAGGCGTTTTCTGGCTTTAACGCTGGGTTTACGGTTGGCATCACAGGGAACGGCGGGGCAAAGATTGAGGCAGAAGCAAGCGGCGGTTTCCCCGACACTGGCGAACTGTTCATTGCCCGTGAAGCTGGCCCGGAGCTTGTAGGTACAATCAACGGACACACGGCAGTTGCGAACAACAACCAGATCGTAGAGGGTATTGCATCCGCAAACGAGGGCGTTATCTCTGCCGTGTACTCTATGGGTAATCTGTTGCTCAAAGCTGTTGAAGCGATTGACCCCGACATTACCCTTGACGGGCAGAGTATGGCAGACGCTATGTACCACTACAACAAACAAGCCGCAAACCGCTACGGTGCGGCGATGGTGACCTTATAAGGGGGCGTAATTTCTATGGTATTCACTATTGGGGGCTTAGACATTACGCCCTATATCGCACACGGCGGCATCAAGTGGAGCAGAAATGACGTTGACGGCGCAAATGCGGGGCGTGTACAAGAGGACGGGCGCATGGTACGCGACAGGGTTGCGACTAAGTACCGTTGGGACATTACTTGCCGCCCATTGACGGCGTATGAACAGTCCATCGTTCTTCAGGCGATTCAGCCCGAATATATCTATGTGACGTTCACTGACCCCGTGACAAACACCGTGAGAACAGCCGTTCAGTGCTATTCCAACAATTTCCCGTCAACATTCCTTATTCGCAATACTAACGGAACGGAATACTGGACGGGCTTGGCGTTCCCCGTGATCGAATGTTAATGAGGTGAGAAAATGGCTTTGCTTACAAATGACATCTATATTGGCAGTGTAAGTACGCCACTCTACCACTTTACCAATGCCAATGCGGAGTTGGGCGGTTTTAAGGGAAACTTTGCCCTTGACGTAATCGGCAACGAACTCTCCATCGACACCTTCACCGTGACCGTCCGCCAAACGGAAAACGACTTCTATGAAGGATTTATCACAGCTGACGATTACGACTTCTATACCGATGATGACGAGGAGTTCTGCGTCCACATTTCTGAATACGACCCCACGATGCTGAAAGAGTTCATGCGGGAGCTGCCGTTTGGCGTTCCCGTGTGGTGGTATGTGGACGGTGTTTTCCACGCGAAGGGTTATCTGAAAAGCGTTGACCGTGTGGCGAAGTACGGCTTTAAGCTTACCTGTGTATCTGGCGTGGGCCTGTTGGACGCGGATATGCACGTTGGTGGGATTTACATTGCTGCGCAAATCACAACGGTGCTGGCAAGCATCATCGGCGGCGCGTTCACCTATACCGTGAGCAACGCCGTCCAATCCGTTTATGTCTATGGGCGCTTGCCCTATGACACCCGGCGGAACAATCTGCACCGGCTCTTGTTTGCCACTGGTGCGGCTTTGCAGAAGGGCGATGCGTCCACGGATTACGTCATTGACTTCCTGTCAGAAACGATTACGGAAGTACCCGCATCCCGTGTCGCTCTGCAAGGCTCTGTGGACTACCAGTTGCCGTCTAATAAGATAGAGGTAACGGAACACTCCTACTTCTACGACGCGACTGTGGCGACGGAAACGCTGTTTGACAACACATCCGAAGCCGTTGCGGACAATCTCACCGTCATCTTTCAGTCGCCCGTGTATGCATCCACGCTTGCCACAACGGGTACGCTTTCCATCATAAGCAGCGGCGTAAACTATGCCGTCGTGAGCGGACAAGGCACACTGACTGGCAAGTATTACACGCATACCACCAACATCCGAACACTGACAAACAATCCAAACAACGATCCTGAGCGGGTGCGGCGCGTTACCGAAAACGAGCTTGTGACCTCGTTGAACTCGCTGAATGTGGCGCGGCGGGTGTTGAGCTACTACCAGAGCGCAAAGACGGTCAAGGCGAAGCTGTTGTTGGACGGCGAAAAGTGCGGACAGCTTATCCGCATGACGGATTCCTTTGGCGACCTGACGCAAGCTTATCTGGCCCGGATGGACACGCTGGTCACTTCCGTTATCGGCGCACAGTGCCAGATGATTGAAGGCTACCAGCCCGGAGCAAACGGCAACGTATTCACTCACCGCATCGTCATTGACGCGGCCTACATTGCGGCACACGGCAACACCATCGCCATGCCAGCGGACTATGTGAAAATCGTCCTCATCGGTGGCGGTGATGGCGGAAGTGGCGGCTATGACGGCGAGGAGGGCCAGTATAAGTACAAAGGCACTTCCATCTTTGACCCCGGCGAGGGCGGTGAGGTCATTCGAACATATTATGAAATTGATGACCACAGAAATCTTCACACATACTATTACGACGGGCAGACTACTGCGGCTGGCGGCGCGGCTGGCGCAGCCGGGTCACGGGGCAAGGTTTACGCCTTTGAGGGCGCGGCGGTAACGGGTGAAACGGTCACTATCAGCGTAGGCGTTGGCGGCGCTGGCGGCGCAAGAAACGGCGGCGCGGGTTCTTCCGGGACTGCAACCACCGTGTCCAGTACAAGCCTTGGTACAAAATCCTCCAACAGCGGCTTGAATGTCGCGGCATACTTTGACCCGTTTTCCGGGGATGTGTATGCCTCCGCTGGCCTCGCGGGTGTTCCCGGCGGTGGCGGTGGTGCTGTCGATACCGTGAATTTGCAAGGCAACAACGGCGGGAACGGCTTACCTGGCGGCAATGCTGGCTTTTACCATGGCGGCGTTGGTGGTACTGGTCGGACGATGACCATACGAAGCTTTGGACAAGATTATACGGGTTATCTCTCGGGCGGCGGTGGCGGCGGTGCGGCTTTTGGCGCAAACGGCGGCGATGGCGGCAACATAACCAGCAGATATGACAGCTATTATCAGTCAACAGACTATTTCTCTGGCGTTGGCGGCAACGGTGCAAACGCCGTAGCACACCCAAAACCGACATACGGCGGCGGTGGCGGCGGCGGCAACGGCGGCGGTGGCGGCGGTAACTGCGGCGCGATAAAGGATTGCTTTCAGGGTTATGCTGACGAGGACAGCCTTGTCTACTCCCACGCAGGCGGCGCGGCGGGTCAAGGATCTAAGGGCGGCGACGGCGGCGACGGCGTTGTGATTATCTATTATTGAGGTGAATGACATGGCGAAATATCAGTCTACGCATACTGGGCAGGAGATTGACGAAGGCGTTGGAAAAGCACTGAATCCCGATACCACGCCTACCAGCGGCAGTAATAATCTGTTGACAAGCGGCGGCGCATATACAGCGCTTGAAGGCAAAGCTCCCACTGACCACGCATCCACCAACACGACATATGGTCTTGGCGACGATACCCACTACGGACACGTTATGCTGTCCGATTCCACATCCTCCGCCTCGGACGATGGCGACGGCGTTGCGGCGACCCCTGCGGCTGTCAAGGCGGCATACGACCTTGCTGATAGTAAGGTATCGCCTTCCGACACATCCATTGTTATCCGCGTACCCCGTGACATCAGCGCATACGATTTGTATTTGCTGGTGACTGATGTCACCCGTGGGGACAGTGACGACCCGTCTTGTATCCTTCACTGGAGCGAAGGTGATGGAGACCGTGAATTCTATCTGGAGCTAACCAGCTTCACCCGGGAAACCGTGGTGGGCGGCGGGACTGTTCTGAAATACACCTTCGGCGGTCTCGACGACGAACATTACTATACGCTGGGCTTGAAGGCAACGCTGTATTCCGATACCAGCAACAACACCTATGTCTTTGACCCGGAGTTCGGCTTGTCGACGCTTCCTCCGAATGTCAGCCTGTCCGATTCCCCGCCTCCCATGGACGGCACCGGCTCACCAGGAAGCTCCACCGTCTTTGCCCGCGCAGACCATGTTCACCCCTCCGATACCAGCAAGGCAGACGCAGATGATGTGGCGGTTATCGCGGAGGATGTGGATGATTTAAAGAGCGCTATTGATGATATCAATAAGAGAATTTTGCATATCTATGGTTTCCATATCGACAGCAGCGAATCCGACCCATCTGCTGCCGTCACTTACCTCGCAGATGCTGTGGGCATGACTCCCGCGCACATGGATTTCGCCAACAGTAAGTTCGTCTGGGGAAGCTGGCAAGATGCGTTCTTCCACCCCCGCCCCTGTATGCTCAAATACGACGGAACTGTGGACTACTACCTCGACCCGGACAACTACGCGAAGAAGTTGGACGGCTCCGCTTCCAACGTCGCCGATGACACCTATGGCGGCAACGCTATGATGGAGTGGGGTCAGGGCGGCAAGAAAATCTGGTACAAGATTGTCCCGGATGCATACGACAACACCAGCGCGTCGGTGTATATCGCCGACTACCAGGTTGACGAAGACTACCATGCGTGGAGCTTCATCAACAATCAGGGTATTCTCGTCGATCACTTCTACACCCCGATCTACAACGGCTCCCTCGACGGCGACGGCAAGCTGCG